AAGCAGAGGATGATGGTTGGCCTCTTAAAAAAACCGTCAAAAACATATATGCCAATAGCAATATTGACATGGCTCCTTCACTAGCTGAAGCGGACGAGATTCTCGCTCGTTTTGGTTGGGCCGAAGAGGCTGCTGTGGCTGCGTAGCGGACACCCGTCCTACTCTGGATGCTCGTTAAAGAGATAGGGCGACGACAGCGAGCAAAAAACTGGGTAACGTCGAAGAGGCTCAGTATAATCCAACTTTTTGGCAACTTGCTGTAGGCCGTTTGTCGGTAACATGCCAAAGCAAGTACATAATACCGACTAAGCTTGTAGTATATCTGAGCCAATGGCTCCAAAGACGTGGGTTCAACTCCCACCGCCTCCACCATTTTTTTTGGGTCTAGGCGTAGTGTGAGCTTGCACGCCTTCAGCAAGTAGGAAGACCGGATTAGCTAACCGGCGCCTAGTCCCACCCTTAAAATGAAAGACATAACACTTTATTTTCCTTTTTACAATCAGTGTGAAGCTTTGGACTATAATCTAAAGTTATACTCTTCTTTTAATAAAAAAATATTAAACAAACTTAATCTCTTAATAGTGGACGACGGATCCCAAAGAGAGCACGCGTTTGACGTTGCGAAAGACTACATAGACAAACTAAACCTAAACCTATATAGAATTGATGTCGACATTCCATTTAACATGCCGCAAGCAAATAACATTGCATTTAAAGAAACTAAAACAAACTGGGTAATCAGATCAGACATAGACCATTTTCTTATAGAGGAAGAATTTTTAAAAATTAGTAATTTAAATTTAGAAAAAAGTAACGCCTATTTCTTTCGCATTGCATATTGTGATAAAGAAAAAAACATAACCAGTTATCCAGAACAATTCCCCGTACACGAAAACATATACATAATAGACAAATCAGACTACTGGAAGACAGGAGGTTCAAACGAATACCTTAGTGGTAATTATGGAGACGATTTCGAATTTAGACCCAGACTCTTCTCTAAAGCAAATTATATTGAAACAGACATACACCTATACACTATAGGAAACCTTGAAATAGGAGAAAAAACAGAGTTCGGGACAGGAACAGGAGAAGTGTCGTACATGCCAGAACTGAAGAGAGACCTATCAATCAACAGAACTAAAGCCCAAGACCCCGAAAGACCACTCTTGACCTTCCAAAACAGCTACAGTAAATTAATTTAATGAGGTTATTTAACGCATACGGCAGACTACAAAACAGAAATGTTTCTAAATACCTCATAGATTGGGACAAGAAATCCAGATCAAAACTCCAAAAGCAAGTCAAGGATTTTTTTAAACCTTATTGGCTTGGTCATATAGTGTACGAAGAGTTCCCCGTTTACGGAACAAGACTTAAGGTAGATATTCTAAACGCGACAATCAAAGTAGCCATTGAAGTAAACGGGCCGCAGCACTCTTCTTTCAATAAATTTTTTCACGGAAACTCGAGAGCTAAATACCTTGCCTCCATAAAAAGAGATCATGAAAAGCAGCTTTGGCTTGAAAAAAATAACTACAAATTGATAGAACTGGAAGAGAGTGACATGCAAAGCCTTTCAAAAAAGTTTATCGAAGATACTTTCAAAATAAAAATTTAATTTTTTTGTTGATCAAGGTAAAAAACCATGTATACTCAATACATGCGAACAGAAACGACAAGCAGGATTGGAACAACTTCAAGATGCGCCGTGATGAGATGCAATAACAATAATAAACATGAACGAAATATACTCGATACAGATAGAAAGACACGTCCTAGGTGGAATAATCAAGAACCCCAAACTTTTTGCAGATATAGAAAGATACATTTCTGAACACGACTTTATAAACGAAGTACATAACTGCATCTTCTGCGTTCTAAGAAACACTATAACAAAAAACGAAAGCGTTGACACAGTAATCCTTGCTCAAAAAATAGACCTTATGGGAATAGGGTTCAAGGATGACATCAATATATACGATTACTTAGAGTCAATCTCCTTCACCTCAATAAACGCGAAAGGGCTGTTTGAATCAGCTCAAGAACTTGCTAAACTATCAGTCAGGAGAAACCTTCATCATAAATGTTCAGACATTCAAAAGTTCCTACTAGAAAACGGGGAAAAAGAAATTGACGAAATAGTTTCTACAGTTGACTCTCTTTATGGAGACCACCTAAAAGAGATTGAAGTTTTAGAAAAAGAACCCGAGTTGCTTCTAAACGACATAGAAGCAATGATAGAGGAAAGAGGAGACAACCCTCAAGAAGAGTCTGGGTTTTCTACCCCCTATGAAGAATTCAACAGGATGTATGGAGGATTACGTCCCGGAAATCTATACGCCATTGTAGCAAGACCCGGTCAGGGTAAGTCCACATTCATAATGGACTTATGTAGAAAAATTTCCACGAACAATAAAGTGAAAGCCCTAATCCTTGATACAGAAATGGACACTCAGGACGTAAAATTCAGAATTGCATCAGCACTAACAGGAGCGTCCCTATGGCATCTTGAGACCGGTAAGTGGCGCCAAGTCCCAGAGCTGGTAGAAAAAGTTAGAGAAGCTTTTAAAAAAATAGGCAATTGCGAACTTTACCATTACCCCGTAGGCAACAAGACCATAGATCAACTATGTTCCTTCGCGAGAAGATGGAAAATGACCCACGTAAAAAGAGGTGAATCATTTGTGCTTGGGTATGATTACGTAAAGCTAACAGGAGAAAGAGTAGGCAGCAACTGGGCCGAATACCAAGCCATAGGAGACAAGGTGGACAAACTCAAGAAACTGGCTGAAGAATTAAACTGCCCAATAATAACAGCGATGCAAATGAACAGAAGTGGAGAAAACTTTAACCGACGCGCTGGGGGAGTTACAGATGATAGCTCTGCGATAGCTCAGTCAGACAGACTTCAGTGGTTTGCTTCTTTCGTCGGGATTTTCAGAAGAAAAACTGTAGATGAAATTGCTAGCGATGGAGAAGACTTCGGAACACATAAGCTTATCACCCTTAAAACAAGGTTCCAAGGGAAAGACGCAGCGGGACATCACGATCTAGTGAGAAGAACAGACGAAAACGGGAATGTAAGATTCGAGAATAATTTTCTTAATTTTGACGTAAGAAATTTCAACGTTGAAGAGGTTGGGAGCGCCGCCGACCTTGCGGAAAGAGAAAGAATGCAGTACTCTCTACAAGATGGAAGTGACAGAGATGGAGACCTAATGTAAATGGATTTCAAAAATATTCTTCTAGATGTTGGTTACTCTAACATCAAGGATAACGGAAGAGAATTCCGAATGAAACCCCTGTATCGTGATTCTAGCAGCGATACGGTTCTCTCTGTTAGGAAAGACACAGGTCATTTTATTGATTTCAGTAAACAGATTAGCGGCTCTTTCGAATACCTAATACAGCTTTCCCTAGGGTTAAAGAACGCAGACGAAGCAAAGACAATTCTTAAAGAGAAATGGGAAATGAATGGCGAAATTAAGAGAGCTCATCGCCCTTCTGTTTCTGGTTCAAAGACTTTCCCAAAATCCTACCTTGAAAAAATTATTCAAGATCATTCCTACTGGGAGAGTAGAGGAGTATCAAGAGACACACTCAAGCTGTTTAGTGGAGGGATAGTAAGCGGCGGCACGATGGCTAACAGATATGTTTTTCCTATATTCAACTCCAAGAAAGACCTAATAGGAGTAACAGGAAGGTATATAAAGGAAATACCAAAAGACAAAAACACTCCTAAATGGTTACACAGGGGGAGAACCTCAGAATGGAAATACCCCCTTCAAGTAAACCAAAAAATACTAAGAGAAGAAAAAGAAGTAATATTAATAGAAAGTATAGGAGACATGCTTGCTCTATGGGATTGTGGCATCAAAAATACAATGGTAATCTTCGGGCTCAACGTAAGCCCGTCTTTAGTTAGCTTGTTAATTAAGCTTGATCCAAATAAAATTTTTGTATCTTTTAACGATGACTCCAATAATAATAGTGCGGGCAACAAAGGCGTTGAGCTGGCGATAAAAAAACTTAAAAGTCACTTTGATCCCCACCAAATACAGGTCGCCTTCCCCACGCAGAACGACTTTGGAGACATGAATCGGGAAGAGATACTGGAATGGAAAGAGGCAAATATCTTAAAGAAATAGAACTTACGCTCGCTGAGATCGTAAAAGAAGAAGACTCTGTAAAAATAATCAAACGATGCCTAGAAAAACGGGAAGAAGAACTGTCTTTTAATTCTTTTAGGTACGGAAGAAGCCTAGGAGAAAACTATTCCATAGGGTATAACTCTAAATCTGGGGAAGAATATTACAATGAAATAATTAAACTTAAAAAGATAAGAAACTTAGTTGACTATCTCCTCCTACTAGCGCAAAATAAAGACAACTAAAACATCATGAGATATGAATTCATTAATAGAGAAGGCGTTGGGTTCTGCAAGGACAGTGTTAAAGAGCTTATGGAATCAACCAAATAATTATCACTTTATGCAATTCGAAGGTAAAAATTATATCAACGGTAAGTGGCAAGAAGCCCACCATATGTATACCAAGCTGAACCCCTCAACAGGGAAGGCTCAAGGAGCGTTCCCGTTAAGCGGACACATAGAAGTCGAGACGGCGGTTGAATCAGCAAGGAGGACTTTTCACAAATGGAAAAAAGTAAGTCGCTTTGTACGCTCAGACTACATGTATAAAGTTGCTCAGATAATTGAGAGAAGAAGAGAAGAGCTCGCTACAGTAATTTCCCTAGAGACAGGAAAGAACTACAACGAATCAATAGCGGAAGTAAATGAGGCTTTACATATGGCTCAATTTGCGTTCGGTTCTGGTAGATATTCTCACGGTGAAGCTGTGGCGTCTGAGATAGAAGATAAAGATGCATATATGCTCCGTAAGCCAAAAGGTGTAATAGCAATTATATCTCCGTTTAATTTTCCTTTAGCTATCGGAGCGTACTGGTGCGCAGCGCCAGCTATAGTAGAGGGAAATACGGTAGTAATTAAACCAAGTGAAGACGCACCAATGTCAACGCAAATGGCTGTCGAAATTTATCAGGAAGCTGGGCTACCTGATGGAGTCGTTAGCTTGGTGCATGGCGATGGTGATAGTGGTGATCTTCTGGCTCGCGCTGACGTCGATCATATTTGCTTTACTGGTTCTGCCGAAGTTGGGCAACACGTTAGAAAGGTAGCGGCAGAAAGCTGGCACAAGACAACTTCATGCGAAATGGGTAGCAAGTCTGCATGTATAATCTTTGATGATGTCGAGGCTAAGCTAGCTCTTGAAGCAGCCATTGCAAGCGCTCACAAGCTCTCTGGGCAACGCTGCGTTTCATCTGGTAGAATGATAGTGCAAAGATCTATAGTAGACCAATTCGCCAAAGATTTTGCAAAAGCTGCAGCTAATTTAAAGACTGGTAGCCCTTTCCAAAAGGTAGTTAGTACTTCAGGCACGCCAGACGCGCTCGGCTGGGTAGACTACAAGCCAGACGAAACTCAGAACTATGGACCACTAATCAACAAGCAGGGATTTGAAAAAGTAAAAAAATACAATGACATGGTTCTAGCTGACGTAGAAGCAGAAGTCTTGCTCGAACCTGAATACGAAAACATAAATGACAGAGCATTCTTTTCTTCTTTTATGGTTTACAAAAGCGAGTGGCGCGACGCACCTTACTTAAAGAATGAAGTATTCGGGCCCCACGTTGCTATTATTCCTTTTAACGATCTCGAAGATGCCATTCGTATCTATAACGATACTGATTACGGGCTTGCAGTTGGAGTTCTTACAAACGACTTTAGAAAAGCGCGAGTCTTACGGGACGAATGTGAAGCAGGAATGATCTACTGGAATGGTGGATCGATCGCCGCAGAATCGCATCTTTCTTTCGGAGGCGTAAAGAAGTCTGGAAACGGATTTCCAAGCGCAGCACGAACGTACAGGGCAGTAACTCACGAGGTTAGCTGGACTGTCAACCACGCAGATAAACTAACCTTCCCTCAGGGAATGAAATAATGACAAATTTGAGTGCGTTAAAATGGAAAATCTCTACTCTAGAGTCTAAAATAAGCAAGCTGGAAACAGAAGCAGCCAGCCTTAAAAGAAGACTAAAGGTAGAGAGGGCCAGAAAATGGCGGAACAGTACATATTTAACGCCGACGCAGGAAAAATATTCTACGAAAAGCTAGATGACCTACATGATAAATACGTATACCACCTATTACTGAGCGGTGTTGCACCCAAGGACACAGATTTAGAGTCAATTAAAATGACAAAGTCTCCTAGAATAAATAAAAAATATTGTGAAAGAGTAGTAGGAGGACTAGTCAATCTAAAGCCAAAAATAATAGTCAAACTAACAGAAGATAATACAACTAGATTAGAATGTTCCTTCACAAAGATAAACGACAATGAATACTTAAACCATATTTACATGGTACAAAGCGTAATGGACTGGCCTCAGCTTGATAAGTTTAGCTGCCAAGTTTGGTACCTAGGAGAAACAACAATGAATCAAATAAAGGAGCACTGGGAATGAAAGACATGAAGCTTCCTCCCTATTTAGTGCCATATAATAATCGTAAAAAATTTTGCAGGAAAATCAGAGACTCGGAGAAAGAAATACAAGAGCTTAAAAATAAATGCAAATGGAAAGAAGCTGCCCACTTGGGGTACGTTTTGAGAAATGTTTGGTGGGGGTATAAAAGATATTTATAATTTTAGAAAGGTAAAATAATCATGGCGAACAAAGAAAAAAGAAAAAAAGAAAAAAAGAAATCACCCAAACTTACACCGGCAGAAAAAAGAAAGAAGAAAAGAGAGAAGAAGGGGAAGTAATGGCACTAATTGTGGTAGGTCTAGCTGTCGGTGCGACAGTTATTATAGGTGTCTGGATAATGAACTTTACAGAATTAAAATAAAGGAAACAAAAATGACGACTTTTACAAAATGGTTTCTACTTAATGCGGTATTGTTGACCGCAATCTTCTTCTCTGAAACAAAAGGAGCGATCTCCACGATGGTTAAGAATGACGTAAGTTATTTAACTATAGTTATCATAGTGTTGTACGTGATTGCGTCTGCTCTTGTTGGAAAATTATGTTACTTAGCTGACAGAAAGAAAGAGACTAGAGGCAAAATCCTAAAACGCGCAGAAGTAGGTTGGTTTGCGGCAGAGCACTTTTTTTCGCTCGGCTTACTCGGAACAGTCTTTGGCCTCTGCGTAGCTACTAGCACCAGTCTCAAAGAGGGGTCCGAAGTATCAGACATTGTGTCAGGACTCAAGGTGGGATTGAATACCGCATTTTATACAACTATTTGTGGGATTGTTTTTAGCCTTTTACTCCAAGTTCAGTTGATGATTTTAAAATTTAAGTTAAACCCAAATGATTAATAAAGGATACAGAAAATTCTTTTCGTTTAGGCCATTCATTGACGCGCTTTTTTGCTGCTTGTTAATGTTGGTCGCTATTTTATTCCTCCTAAAGGCCGACGAAGAACAAGTAAAAATGCGCCCACCAAATACCTTGTACGAGGTCATATTAACTTGGGATGGCAACAGTGAAGACGATCTAGACTTATACGTGCAAGCTTCAACAGGTCACGTAGTAAGCTTTAACAATAGAGAAGGGGGAGAAGGTAGCTTAATCAGCTTAAATCACGACGCTCTTGGCAAGTCAAGAAACAATAGCCTAGCCACAAACACAGAAGGAACGGTCGTCGGATTTAATGAGGAAATTGTTGCCTTTCGCGGAGCAACGAAAGGGGAAAATATTGTAACAGTACATGTGTATAGAAAAAAAGATGAGAAACCCGTGGAGGCAACCATTACTCTTGTTAAAATTAAACCCTTTAAACAAGTGGTAACAAAAAAAAGAATATTTAAGGAAACGGGTGACGAAAAGATAGCTTTCCGATTCCAAACGAACAAGAATGGAGAGATTACAGAAATAAACGAACTACCTGCAAACTTAGTTAAGCCCTTAGAGCAGGCAGAATAACAAATCATGAAAATAAATATAATAAGAGAACGGATGATAAAAGGAACAGCAGGAGGGTCTTCTGTAGAACTATTAATGGAGGTAGACGATGAATTACTTGAGGCATATCAATCTGAGACGGGAGACTACGAAGACCCACCCCAACAGAAAACTCTAGATGAATGGCTAAACAGCTTAATAACATCCGCCTTAGAAGAGGATTGGAATTGGCGAGGGTAAACAATGGACGCACAACAAATATACGAAGAAAGCATAAGGATAGCGCAAGAAAGCCACGCAAACATGGTTCATATAAAATGGGCTTTAGTTTGCATGGCGGCATCTTTATGGGGAATGACTACCTACTTTTTACTTAAAGAAATCCCTGCGTGGTGGAAAAGTTTTGATAAGAATGAAAACACAAAACCAAACACGTTAGAGCAAAGAAATAAAGACCTAGCAACAGCTACCCGACCACGAAAAGTCTGGGATTGGAACGACCCAAAATGACACCATACGAACATAAAGAGCACGAAAGAGCTGAAGCTCAAAAAGCTCAAGAAGCTTCCGAAGCGTGGCACCCAAAACTATCTTCCTCCCGCAGAAAACTAAAAAGTATACTTGGAGAAATGGAACCATTCAAACTCCGCCAAGAAAACATTCCCCTAATTATAAAGCTCACAGAAAACCCTAATTATAAAACGTCAAATTTATTTAGTGGAGCAGTGGATTTATTTACGCACGATTGCATCCATGTAATGCTTGGACGTGGACTCCTCTTGAAAGACGAGGCTTTTGTAATAGGGTATACCATGGGATCAACCAAAAACATGACGAGGTGGAAAAGAAATCTTTTTATGTTTGTTTCTAAATATTTTTACCCGAAAGGATATAGATTCGGAGAAGAGGAAAGGTTTGTTTTTAACATGGGTGTTATGGCTGGCTCCCTATGTCCCACTGATCTTTCTAAGATAAATTTTGAAAAATATTTAGGCAAGCAAATAGGAACAATCAGAAAAGAACTTAAAATTGATACCAGTTTTCTAAGAAAATATTATGCGCTAGAGAAGAAGTGTTTTAGTGACCCAGAAAGCCAAAGGTTAATATGAAAAAATTTTATGAAGGACATTTACTGGGGTGGCTTGGAGCATTTCTTATTTTCCTAGGATATTACCTTAATGCAAACGAGATGATACAGTCTTGGCTTGTTTGGATAGCTGGCAACCTTCTCGTGGGTATTTATTGTTTAAACAAAAAAGCCTATCCGACAGCAGCCATGTCTTTCGTGTTGGTTATTTTTAATTTTTATGGTTATTTTAGTTGGAAATGATTTATTTAATATACGGACAACCCGGGTCAGGAAAAACAACCCTAGGGAAACTGTTAGCAGATCACCTAGGTACACCATTCATTATTGATGGTGATGAATTTAGAGAAATGTTTACTAATACAAATTATGGCCGCGAAGGGCGCGAAGAAAACATTAGAAACGCAAACGCCGTAGCCACCTACTTAAGCAAAAAGAGCTTGCCTTACGGTCACGTAGTCATGAGCATTGTGAACCCTTACTTACATCTCAGAAATGATTTAAAAAGAAACAACAAGGGTCACGTGACAGAGGTGTGCCTAACATCTAAAAGAGACTTGAGAAAAGAGTATCACGTTGAGGATTTCGAAGTAGGAAACCCACACTATACTATCAGGACAGACCAAAAAGAAGAAGATAGCTGGTCAGAACTAAAGGATTTATTAAAAATATGAGCGTAGCATTACCAATTTTGTTATTAGTCTTTGGCAGCCTAACTTTCTGGCTGCTTACGGAGTCTTCAGTTAAGTGGTATTTCAAGTCTGCCTGCATTGCAACCTTTTGTATTTTTACTATTGTATTTTGGTCGACCATCCATTCATATTTGGGGTGGCCAGCCCTTAAAAGTGACATGCCCGACAAAGTATTGATCCATTGGGTGATTGTTAAGGAGCCCAACAAGGTTACTAAATCTAAAGGGGCCATTTATTTCTTGATTGAGTCAGCGGAAGAAAAAAAAGATTCGTGGCTTAATGTTTTTACTTATAAAAGCGATACGCCTGAGCCTCGCTTATTTGCGCTACCCTACAGCAGAGGTCTTCATGAACAAATAGAAAGACAAATAAGACAAAAACTACAGAGGGGTCAACCAGTTCTAGGGAGCCTATCTAAAATAACTAAGTCAGAAAAAGGAAAAGCAAAACTTGGCAAAGGAGAGAGCGACGGCAAAGGAGGGGGTAGCGAATCTCAAGAGCAGGACTGGGAGTTTCACGAACTTAGACCGTCTGACTTTTTAAATAAACCAAATGACTAAAAAAAATTGGAAAGATTTGCTAGCTGGGTTATCTATGATATTTTTGTCTACTTTTTTGTTTTTTAATGGACAATACACTATAGAAATTGCTATAATAATAGCGGTATTAACGTTATGGTGGTTAGAGTTTTTTTAATAAGAAAGGATATAAATGGCATTCGGAAGAACAAATAATTACGAAGGGAAAACCAGAAAAAAGACTCGCCAAGGCTGCGGAAATCGCAGTAAAGGCATGAAAAAATATAGAGGCCAAGGAGGGCACAGAAAAAGAGTTAAGCTACCAAAAAAATGAAAACATACAAATCCAAATTGAACATCCAATGGAGAGACTACTACGGAAAAATCGCTCTTTGGATGGTAGCTATAGTTTGTACGTTAGGATTTGCAGCTATACCCTTCCAGCTTTGGTTAGCTAAAGTAGTTATGGATAACTGGGAGATAGAGATTTACGAAAAATGAAGGCAGCAGTTCTAGGTGTAGGTAGAATGGGCACAGCTATATGCTACGCCATGCGCAAGCTGGGGTTTCATGTCGTTGGTGTAGATTCATACGCTGGAGCAGCAGACAATTTTAGGAAATATATTCCAGATGATGGCGCATTTTATCTAACAGATAAAGATAAAACCTTCGAGCGCGCCTTGATATTCGAAAAGCCCGACATCGTTATAAGCAGCTTGCCGTATCATCAGACAGAAGAAGTTGGGCACTGGTGCAACAATAATTCACTTCGTTACTGTGACCTAGGGGGCAGGGTAGACGTATCACAAAACATAAACGAGGCAGCTAAGAACCACGGGAAGACACCCGTCTTTACAGACCTTGGTCTTGCGCCGGGATGGGTAAATATCTTAGCAGAAGAAGGGTGTAGACAGCTACACAGGCGAGCGACGACAATCAGAATGATGGTTGGTGGCCTACCTGATTCAAAAGTAAACCACCCCCTAGACTATGTTGTTACTTGGTCAGTGGACGGATTGATAAACGAATACAAAGATGATTGTGAAATTTTAGAAGACGGAGAACTAAAAATAGTAAAAGGAATGAGCGGGCTAGAATCAGTAGAATGCAATACACTCGGAAAACTAGAGGCTTTCTATACTAGTGGGGGAGCATCTCACACAATACAGACCATGAAGGCTAAGGGCGTAGCAAATTGCTACTATAAAACGCTAAGATACGAAGGGCACAGAGATATAGTCAGATTCTTAATAGAGAACCAAAGTGAAGAATGTGTAAGGGAAGCTATTGAAAGAGGGTGCCAAAATACAGACGACGTAGATGATGTCGTCCTAATTAAAGCCTTTGTGGAAGGAGAAAATGTAGAGTGGAAAAAAGAAATAGCTATTTGGGGAGACTCAGGTGGGTTCTCAGCCATGCAAAAAGCGACAGCCTTCTCCATATCAAGTGTGGCTAAAATCATGGCAGAGGGCAAGCTGGAGGGCAACAAAGAAGAACACAGAGACTACCACACACAGTACCCAGTAAACCTTTCTTATTCAGATGTGCCATTTGAAGAGTTTAATAATAATTTAAAATTATTAGAAATTATATAATGAGAAGCCTTGCATCTTTCTTTTGGATAATGCTTCTTACATTCTTTTACCTCTTCGGGGTAATTTTTTTAATTTTTTGTTTTGCATTAAAAGAAATAACTAGTATACTCTTTACAGGGAGGTAATAATTTAACTGGATGGACAAAAAGAAAAAAGTACTCTCGGCATCAAGAATAAAAACCCTTGAAGATTGTTCTTGGAAATACTGGTGCAACTATCACGAGAAAATTCCACAGACACAAAACGATGGCGCTTGTCGCGGAACGGTATGTCATACTATTTTTGAGCTTTTACTCAACAAAAAACACAAAAAACATTTCGAACGAATAATGGAGCGAGGCTTTACCGCAGCAAGTAAACCTGTTGCAAGATTGATCAAAACACTCCTTTTAAAAAGCGGCTGTCACAGCGAAGAAAACCATGAAATGTGCCTAGACATGGTCTACGTTGGCCTAAATTCAGACTTCTTTGGGAAAGGTGGTGCAGTTGATAAACCTGAAATCCGCTTTACAATCAAGAACAAAAACCCCGAGTATGAAATCATGGGTTTCATTGACAAAAAAATTAAATATAAAGATAAAATCAAAATAGTAGATTACAAGTCTAGCAAAAGAAAGTTTCCCGCCAAAGACCTAGAGTCTAACATACAAGCAATGGCGTATACACTGGCAGCCAAAAGAAAATGGCCAAAATCCTCGAAGAATGTAGAGGTGGAATTTTTATTCTTAAAGTTCCCAAGACAACCATCGCAACAAATTACAATTCCTCAAGAGCAACTTGACGGCTTCGAGCATTATCTTGCTCACATGTACAAAATAATAAATTCCTTCACAGAAGGCCAAGCTAAGACTAACTACGCAAAAGATAAAATGGAAACGAAATTCTTTTGCAAAGCAGGGAAACACTGGAAGTGTCCCTACCTAGAGCCATTTGATTATTACTCTCTTGAATCAGAGGATGGTGAGATTCTCAAAGGATCATTCACCAAAAGCGAACTTGGTTCACCTAAGGATGGACAAAAAATAATTAAGAAAAAATACGAAGGATGCCCTGCACATCCATACGAAGAAGTGTCAACCACAGAAGATCCGTTCGATTGGGCTTGACCTTTATAAAAAAAGCCTTATAATTGTTTTATGGATGAGGTCGTTCCCTTATTTAAGTCGCATTATAGTTTAGGTAGGTCAATACTGACTCTCGAAGATAGCTCTCCTGAACCTGATGAGGCAGACTCTATTTTTGATATTTGCAAAGAAAATAATATGGAAGAAATGGTCCTAATAGATCACAACATGAGTGGTTTCTTACAAGCCTACCAAAATTCAAAAGACCTAAATATCAAATTAATCTTTGGAGTAAGGCTTACGATTTGTAATGACATGGAGCAAAAGGATGCAGACTCCCTAAAGACAAATAATAAAATAGTCATTCTCCTAAAAAATGAGGAAGGATATAAGAGGTTAATAAAGATATTTTCCAAAGCCTCAAGAGATGGGTTTTACTACCAACCGAGAATTGACCATAAAAATCTGAAAAAGTTGTGGAGCAATAAAGACCTTGCCATGGTTATACCATTTTATGATTCGTATCTTTTTAATAACACCCTTCACAGTAACATCTGTGTGCCGGAATTTGATTTCGCAAAGCTAACATATTTTATGGAAGACAACAACCTCCCCTTTGATCACATAGTGAAAGAAAAAGTAATAAGCCAAGCCGAAGCGGAAGGCGCTAAGATTCAAAAAACTCAAAGCATTTTTTACAAAAACAAGAAAGACTTCAAAGCGTATTTAACTTTTCGTTGTATTAATAACCGCAGCACACTCGAGAAACCAGAAATAGAACACATGACCAGCGATGAGTTTTGTGTGGAAAGCTGGAAGGAAAAATGTGAAAAAATTTAAAATCTCAGAAGAAGCCCTCCGAAAAGCAAAGGCCAGAGCAAAAGCATTACCTCTTCTTAATAACTCTATTAGAAAAGGAAAGGGTGCGATAGTAGCTTACCTAGGTGAAGCGGTTGTTGAAAGAGTTCTTAAGGGTAAAGTCGAAGACACCTATGATTACGACATAGTTTACGGAGATAAAATTAAAGTGGACGTTAAAACAAAAGAGAGAACGGTTCCCCCAAGAGAGCATTATAACTGTACGGTAGCAGACTTCAACACCGAACAAGAGTGCAACGAGTATGCTTTCGTAAGTGTGCTAGACGACCATTCCACCGCATGGTACTTGGGGAAAATAAGTAAAGAAGATTTTTATAAAGAAGCGAAATTCTATAAAGAAGGAGAGTTAGACCCAGATTCGCCACCGAGTGCAGATTTTTATTTTAAAGCTGACTGCTATAACATACCAATCTCAAAGCTAAATTAATTATGGACGAAGATTTTTTAAGATTTGACAAGGAAAAAGAATACGTCTTTATAGACTGTGAGACATTTAATCTTTGTCTTAATTCTTGCCATAACCTGCCTTGGCAAATAGCAATGATAAAAGCTGTTGGAGATAAAAAAATAGCTGAAAAAAATTTCTACATCAAGTGGGACACAAAGCTAGAAATTAGCCCAGAGGCGGCAAGGATAACAAGGTTTAGCCCCAAGACCCTAAAAGAAAAAGGGGTAACTCCTGAGGAAATTTTCCCAACCATAGAAGATTGGTTAGATAATTCTGATTACGTAGTAGGACACAACATTCTTGGTTTTGATCTTTACTTGATAAAAGACTACTACAACTACATGAACAAAGATTATAGACATTTAGTTGACAAAATCATTGATACGAATTGCATAGCTAAAGGAGTAAAGTACGACATGCATTACAAGAATGCTGAAAGTCTAATACAATATCAATACAAAATGTATCACGAAAGAAGGAAGGGCATCAGAACTAACCTTGCTGCCCTAGGTAGGGAGTTTGAAATACAACATAACCCGAACAAGCTTCACGATGCCTTGGTTGATTTAGAACTAAATTTAAAAGTATGGAATAAGTTGAAGTGGCAAATAGAGTTATGAGTAAATTTTTATCACAATTTAAAGAGCTGGACATACCCCTTCACGGGGTTAGACTTCCCTCTTTTGAAATCGATACCAAATATAAAAGACTACTTGGCGTAAGCGAAGATATCAGTAATAAAGATTTTCTAGAGGCGCTATGCGAAGATGGTAGGAAGAAAATGTGGAGCAGTATTCGCAAAGAACATAAAGCAGAGTATGTAGAAAGGTTAGAGTATGAGCTTAGGACAATCAAAGAGCTTGGGTTTATTGATTACCTTCTCCTTGTTTGGGATGTAATTAATTTTTGCAAAGAAAATGAAATTCCTACGGGGCTTGGCCGTGGAAGCGCGGCAGGGAGCCTTGTTTTATATCTTATTGGAGTTACAAAAGTAGACCCACTGGAACACGGTCTTTATTTTGAAAGATTTATCTCCAAAATAAGAGCGAAAAAATCTGTTGTAGACGGAATAACATATCTTGATGGTTCATTGATGATGGATGTAGACCTTGATATTTGTTACTACAATCGCCAAAAAGTAATTGAGTATCTTGAACAAAAATTCATTGGTAAAACTTCAAAAATTATCACCCTCAATACCCTTAGCGGAAAACTTTGTATTAAGGAATGCGGTAAAGTCGCGGGAGGAAAAACCGAGCAAGAAATGAACAAGGTGTCGTCTCTTATACCAAAGGTATTCGGACAGATAAAAGACCTCAAAGAAGCGTACGCAGAACAGGAGGAATTCAAGGATTGGTGTGACGAAAATGAAGAATGTTACAACATAGCCCTCAAACTAAAGGGTCTTACAAAAAATAAAGGGGTTCACCCATCCGCTATTTCCCTTTCGTTCGAAAAGCTTAACGACTGTTGCCCAACAGAATTAACCTCAGACAAGAGTAGTCATGTTGCTTCGTACGATATGAATTGGATTTCAATTTTTAATGTTAAACTTGATATACTTGGTCTTAGAGCGGTGTCAGTTGTTGACGACGTATGCAAAAGCGCCGGCATTGATGTGTCTGACATAGACCTAAAGGATCAGCTTATATATGATAACCTCCAGCACCTTAGAACTCCTCATGGTCTATTTCAGATTGAAGCAGAAACAAACTTTCGTGTCTGCCAAAAAGTTAAACCTAAAACCCTAGAGGAACTAAGCGCGGTGTTAGCTTTGGCTCGTCCGGGGGCACTTAACTTTGTCGATCAATATGCAGCCTACGTAGGAGACGGAACCTACGATCCGATCCACCCATTTTTTGATGACATCTTAACATCGACAGGTGGTGTAGCTTTATACCAAGAACAGTTAATGAAGATGGCCAACAAGATCGGCTTCACACTTGACGAAGCAGAAATGTTAAGGCGCATCGTAGGCAAGAAAAAGGTAAAAGAAGTTCGGAAATGGAAAAGAAAAATCAAAAACAAGATTAAAGAGAATAATCTTGAGCCAGAAATCGGAGACATATTATGGAAAGTCTTGGAAGACTCAGCGAACTATTCTTTTAATAAATCTCATTCTATTTCATACGCCGCTTTAGCGGCAACAACCATTTATCTTAAGTTTAAATATCCTCAGCAATTCTTTTTGAGTTTACTTAAGATGACTCGACACGAACCAGATCCAATTAGTGAAATTTCTAAGATTCAAAGAGAAATGTATTACTTTAATACAAGACTCCTACCCCCACACATCATAAAATCTAACATGGATTTTGAAATTGAAGGAGATAATATCAGATTTGGGCTGCTATCTATCAAAGGTATATCAGACAGGTCCATCGAAAAACTAGCCAACTTTAAAAATCATTACTCAAACAAATTTGAAGTCTTTGAGGGGGCTAAAGAGTCTGGTCTAACTATTGGTATTCTTTCAGCCCTAATTCAAGCGGGGACTTTTGAGGGATTTGCGATGTCTCGCAGCAAAATTGTTTACGAGGCTCAACTGTGGAACATATTAACCAAGAAAGAAAAGAAAGCAGCAATGCTTCTAGCAAAAGAAAAAGACTACGATCTGGTAGACGTTGTTAAAGCAATATCAAACAAAAAAGATGAAAAAGGAAAGCCCTTAATCAAGGAGTCTAGACTTAACACAATTAAAACTAAATCCAAACCATACAAAGAAATTTATTTTAAAAATAAATATTCAGAATCATTTGCAAACTGGTACTACGAAAAACACCTACTTGGATATACCTATAATAAAAACTTAAGAGATATTTTTTCAGAAAAAAACAGAGAACTACTATCTCTACGACAAGTGGAAGATTCTGAGGTTGATGACAGGGTGTCCTTTATCGGCACAGTAGACGCAAAGCCCTACGTAGGGACTTCTCGGAACGGAAATGACTACTTGAGAATGTTTGTAGAAGACGAAACAGGAAGCTCCAAAGTCATGATTTTTTCCAAAAAGCTTGAAGAATGCGTTGTCCAAAATAACGGAGAACCTCCGAAAGAAAGCAACATTGTTATCGTTAAAGGAGTAAAGAAAGATGAAGTCGTGTTTGCAGACAGGATAGCGGTCCAAACAAACAAAATTTATACTAAATTGTCTGAGCTAAAAAACGATTGACAATCCTAAAAAACCCCATATACTTATAGTTATGATACATTTCTACAAGCCAACAGCTAAAGTTACAGGCACGGCCTGTTCCTTCTATCTGAACAAGAGAGACAACGCATTTTTTAGTACCCTAATCAAACAGGACGGTTGGAATAGCGAGAGAAGGATCGGTTCTTTCAAGAAAAACAAAGATAACCCAAACAAAAAAGTAAACGTTAAATTTAGCGCTCTGGAAATAGCTTCAATCATAGATTCGATTAAGCGTAACCAACCATTTACAGGATACCATGGAAGCAATCAGATAGTTAGGTTCACTTTTGGGCCTTACACAAGAAAAGGCGAACAGGAACAAAGAGGGTTTTCCTTTAGCGTTACCAAGGAAAATAAAGAGGATTCAACAGAGAAAGTTAGTTTCTTAATTGGTTTTAGTTTCGGGGAAGCAGAGCTTCTACAACATCACCTCTCTCACCTTCTCGTAGACAGCTTTAAAATTACAGACGAGTTAATAGAGAAGTCCTTCAAGCAGAACGTCGCTCAAACAAGTAGCCCAGACCGTACGCCCGTCGAGTCAAGCGAGTTAAGTGATGAAGAAGATGACCTCTGGTAGAAAAAAAATACTATTTCAAACTGACTTCAGTTTGGCCAAGACTGGCTTTGGCAGAACCGCCAAGGCCATTTTGGTTTACTTGTACAATCTAAACAAATATGATATTGTTCATTTCTGCTGCGGAGAACGAGAGGACTCAATAGAGCTACAAAAAACCCCTTGGAAATCAATCGGCTGTATAACATCTGACCCCAGAGAAAAAAAACTTCTTGCAGAAAGCGAAGACAAGTCTAAAAAAGCTTATTACGGCGTATATAATTTAGACAAAGTTATAAACCAAGAGAAACCAGATATCTACATCGGTGTACAAGACATATGGGGGCTAATACACGCAATAGAAAAACCTTGGTTTAAAAAGATTACATCTATTATATGGACAACGCTAGACTCCTTACCCATACTTCCCGCAGCAATAGAAGCAGCTAAAAAAAGTGATAACTTTTGGATTTGGTCTGATTTCGCCACGAAAGAATTACACAAGCTAGGGCTTACTCACGCAAAAACCGTTCACGGCCCTATAGAAGATAAGTTTTTTTACAGGTTGTTAAAACACGAAAGGTTCTCTCTTCGGGAAAAAAATAAAATAGATCAAGACACATTTATAGTAGGATTTGTCTTTAGAAATCAGATGAGAAAATCAGTGCCGAACTTGCTTCAAGGATTTTCTGAATGGAAAAAAAATTATAAAACAAAAAGTAAACTCTTGCTCCACACAAGCTGGTCAGAGGGGTGGGATATTAATAAGCTGGCAGCAGAAGTAAGCCTACCTAAAGAAGATATACTGATAACACACTTCTGCAGAAATTGCAAAAATTATAGTGTAAAAATCTTCGAAGGGGAAGGCAGCTCTTGTGAGTTCTGCGGCTTACAAGATTCTTGCTATACACCGATACCTTCATATGGCGTTTCAGAGTCGCAGCTTAATGAAATATATAACCTTATGGATGTCTACTGCCACCCGTTTACTTCTGGTGGTCAAGAGATACCTATTCAAGAAGCTAAACTTGCGGAGCTTATTACCCTTGTTACAAACTATAGTTGTGGAGAAGAAATGTGTGAGGCTGAAGCACACTCAGTACCGCTCGATTGGACAGAGTATAGGGAACACAAATCTGAATACATAAAAGCTTCCACATCACCAGCGTCGATAGCTCAAAGTATACATAAGGTGTATGAAATGCCCGAAGAAGGGAGAGAAAACGCCGGCAAGAAAGCAAGACAATGGGTAATTGATAACTACGCTGTAAAAAATGTATGCAAAACCTTGGAAAATTTTATAGATAAATCTCCAAAAACCAAATACGAATACCCTTCGAAGAGTAGCATGGATATCTTAGATCCACTTAACGAGCTATCAGAAGGAGACAAAAATGAGAAAATTCTCTTTGTTATGCCGGGAAAAGAAAGGGATATTTTTCTATCAACAAGTCTATTTAGATCAATAAATGACCTATACCCAGAACACAAACTGTATGTTGCAACAAACAAAAAATACTTCCCCATACTAGAAGGCAACCCATATGTACACAAAGCGGTAGAATACTTACCCCAAATGGACGACCTACTGTGGCTTGAGGGAAAAGCCTTTCATGAGGGATTTTTTAAGATAGCTTTTATACCTTATATAAATACCCAAAAAATTATTACGTTTACCCATAACGGCGAAGATAAAATTGCATACGATTTAAAATACTAATGCATTTCCTAGAAACATACGCATTAAATTGCGGCCTCAAGATAGACAAGCCATATATTTTTCAAAAATATTATTCTCTCTCTTCGGAGAAATACATTACCTTTAGTCATGGTAGCTACGAATACTACCAAGACGTAATAGATATTATATTCCCCAAACTAAAAGACAAGGGTATCGACATAGTATACTTAAAAAATAAGGACGAAGAGATCTTCGATCTATGCCATGAGATTTCAGAAATTGATTACAACCAATGCGCATATCTCCTAGAAAAGAGCTTGCTTCACTTTGGCGAACCAACTTTTTTCACCGACCTAGCGAGTAACTATAAAACGAAAACAGTAACAATATACTCAAACGCATACCCGCAAAATGTTAGCCCTTACTGGAACCAAGAGAACGACACAGAAATAAAACCATCAAGCCCTCCAGCCTTTGACCCCAAGGAAAACCATGCGATAGTTAACTCCATCATGCCAGAAGAAATAGCCAAAGCCATACTTACAGCCTTAGATACAGAATACGATTACGAATACAAAACAGCTTATCTAGGAGAGTTTTATTACAGAAATGATGTGGTGATGGAAATTGTTCCAGACAAAAACCCACCCATAGTTATGGAGAATAATAATCGATCCATAAGAATGGATTTAAATTTCGATGAAGAGTATCTCTATAACCTTCTCAAGATAAAGCCTCACCAAATATGGACAGACAGACCAATTAACAGTGACATACTTAGAGCTCTCAGAAGCCAAATACAACAGGTATTTTATATAGTGTCTGAGGATGACGACCCAACCTTCATGAAAACGATAAGCAACCTTTCGATTAATTATAAGTTAGTTTCTTTTTTAGATGATAATACGCTTAATTCTAAAAAGCTTGACTATGTTGACTTCATGCCCATCATTAACTTAAGATCAAGGAAGCGAAAGGAGATTGATTCCTTTAAAAAATTAGGAATAAATAATTTATTTTATTCATCCTGCAAAGTAATCCATGATGGTGGGCTTTACTACCCAAGCGAATACGCTAGAGAGAATATGATGGCAATAGACGAACCATTTAAGATATGCAAACTTGAAGATAGTGATGTTCTTTTTAAAGATTTAGCCTTTTTCAAAGTTCTTTCTAAATTAGATTGACAAAATTAAAAAACCTAGTATACTTAAAGTATGAAGTTGAAAGAGGTTAAAAGGGATAAGCACGGACTAGTCACAGGTGGTTCGGTTAATTATATATTTAATGACGAAGGCTTCATTGACTGGCGAAAAATGATAAAACCAGAGTTTCTTGTCCCAAACTTACAAAAAACTTCAGAAAGGGATGTTACAAAGCTAAAAGATTCAGAACTTATTATTTTGATAGGAGGGATTAAAGACTTGGCTCACATCAGGGGATATACAGACGTTCGCTACGAAGTGACAACTCCCGCTAAAGATTACGTAGCGGTTTCTTGCAGTATAAAGTTTATCCCCAATTACGAAACAGAGAATCAAGAAGTGGTATTTAGTGGCGTTGGAGACGCTGGCACACATAACACACACGGGTTTGGTCAGGCTTTTCTTGGTCCAATTGCTGAAAATAGAGCGTTTGTTAGAGCAGTTCGCAACTTTCTTAGAATCAATATTGTCGGAATGGACGAGATGGCAGAACGTCAGAAATTTGTAAAACCATTTTCTCCACAAGCCGTCTCAGAGGTTCCAGAGGCAGAGGAAGACAACCAAGCATCGCCAGTTGCACTACTTGAGAAAGTAATGAGAGAAAAGAAAGTCTCATTTAGCAAGGTTTTGAAGAGGTTAAAGGATGAAAACTATGACAAGGTAGAGTCCATACAGACTATTCACGATGTGCCCAAGGCTAAGATTTTTGAACTAATTGAGAGGCTTAATAAAATTCAATAACCTTTAATCAAAAGATCTCTCTCTTTTTTTTGCTTCTTGGAGTAATCCCTTTTTTATTTTTAAAGTGGCTGTCAATCCAACCCTTCCCACGTGCTTTTCTTCAGAATTTTTGCCTTTATGTAGCAGATGATCATACTCATTGACAACCTCGTCAATAACTTGAAAAGCTGTCTGTAATGATATGTATGGCATGTTCATAGGGTGTGTCATTTACTTTAATAATTACACTATTTTATATTGTATTCTTCTATCTAATATAAACCCTTCGTCATATAAATAATTAATAATATCTATAACTTCATAGTCTTTAGCATCAGGCTTTAGTATAAGTATGTTACTTTTAGTCCAATTATCCTCATCAATATTAAGGACAATGGATACTTTATTAATAATTAAATCTATTTGTTT